AGTATTCGATGGTGGAGAAGATCTGTGGAGAGTTGAAGGCATTAACAGATAGGAGTAGAACATGACCGAAGAAATTTTACAAGCAGCAATAATGAAACTTAGAGCCAGATCCACAGAAAGATTTGGGCTTATCAAAGATCTTTATCACAGACCAGCGACCACTGAAACCACAGAACTAATTGTTCAACATGCTATAGCATTAGCGCAACTTGAAGGTGCGATGATAACACTGCAACAATATTCAGGCGCGCTATCACAACAGACTGAGGCTGAATCAGACTCTAACAAACCAGAGGAACCGCCTACTGAAGTTGAAGTTGAGGAAGATGAGGAAGAATCTAACCACGATAAACTCATGAAACAGTCTGCTACATATAGGGAGTCAACTAAGAAGGCAGATATTTTAAAGAAGGCCAAGGAAAAGAGAAATGAATCGTAAACAACGAAGGGCAACCGAGAAGCTTTCAAAAAAGAAGGGCGCTGAAAAATTATCAGAAAAAATTTTCCAGTTTGATCAGTTGCCAGATCACTGTCTAGCTTGTATGGCTCCTTACGATAAGAAGAACAAACAAATGGCTATGACATGGAATGTGGTTGTGAAAGAGGAGCCTGTCACTGTCAGGTTGTACTGTCCAGACTGCTGGAAGTTGGCTAATGATGCTATTGAAACATTAAGGGAGGAAATACAAAATGGCAGTGAGTAGAATATCAGCTGATGCTATTCAAAGAATCAGGAAAGGAAAGACGAACACGGTCGACAAAACCACTGTTGTTGTTAAGTTTTATGCCAATGATTGTCACTTGTGTCACGCTCTCAGTGATTATTATGTTGATATATCCAATGATGAAGATTTTGACGAAATATACTTTTTTGCACACAACATTAATGATGATGGTGGGATTGCTGAAAGTTTAAAACTAAATGGTGTACCATCAATTGCTATATTTCAAACTCAAAATGGTCGCTGCACCAAAACAAGGTTACTCAACGACCCTGATGAGCCTAACGAAAAAACATGGTATACATCAAAATATATAAAAAACTTTATCAAGAAGGAAATGTGATGATTAAAATTGGAGACAACACTTTACACAAGCATGGATTATCATACGACGATGTATTATTAGTGCCACAGTATTCGGATATTAAATCACGCTCCGAGATAGATCTATCGTCTGCCTTGGGAAAAGAATTGACCCTACGATTACCAATTTTTTCTTCACCAATGGACACAGTCACAGAAGACAATATGTGTGTCGCGATGGATGAACATGGCGCCTCTGGAATTATACACAGATACAACACAATAGAAGAACAGTCTCGTATTATATCACTGGCTGCTGAGAGCATAAACAGCAATTTAGGAGCAGCCATTGGCATCACTGGTGATTACCTTGAAAGAGCCTCCGAGGCCTATAACCAAGGGGCAAATTTTATTTGTGTTGATGTAGCACATGGTCATCATCTATCAATGAAGATTGCACTACATAGATTAAGAACCATGCTTGGCGATGATTTTCATATCATGGCGGGAAACGTGGCCACACTCGACGGTATCAACGATCTCTCTGACTGGGGAGCGGACTCCGTCAGGTGCAATATCGGCGGCGGCTCTATTTGTTCTACCCGTATACAAACAGGTCATGGTATGCCCGGCCTACAAACAATTTTAGATTGTGCTAAGACTGATAGGGATGTAACAATTATTGCTGATGGAGGTATTAGAAACTCCGGTGATATTGTAAAAGCATTTGCTGCCGGCGCCGACGCCGTTATGTGTGGCTCGTTGTTGGCGGGGACAACTGAATCTCCGGGCAAGTCTTACAAAGATGGCTCTGGTCTTACATGGAAAAAATATCGAGGCATGGCATCTAAAGAAGCTCAAATTGATTGGAAGGGTAAGTATTCATCATTTGAAGGTGTCTCTTCCCGGGTCCCATTCAAGGGCCCTGTTGAAAATATTCTGTTCGATCTACAAAAAGGTATCAGATCAGGCTTCTCATATTCAGGCGCCCGAACAATTAAAGAATTTCAAGCTAAATCTACCCTTATTACACAAACAGCTGCAGGCGCTACTGAAAGTGGTACACATATCACACAAAGGGAGTGGTAATGCCCGATACTGAGTATCAAAATTTAAACAAACGCATTGTATTCACTGAAAATGATAACAGACATGCTCAGTTTATGTTGAAACTTAGGGAGATCGGAATCACACAATCGAAGTTTTTTCGTTTAATTATAACTGGCTTCATTGATGATGATGAAAGATTGTTTCATTTTATTAATGAAAACAGTGGCCAATCGAAAACAAAAATAAAAAAGATTAACAAACTTAAACAAAAAGGGAAGGAACTTATGCGAGATTTAGCATTTGATGACACAGAGATTGAAAATATATTTGATTTAATAGCAGAGGAGCACCCAGACTTATGAGAGGCGACGGACTATTACATTGCTCTAAAAAATGTGTACAATTGGATATCGATTGCCCACATAATGATTGCAAACATTGGATTGATTATCCTAAAGAAAATAACTGTACATTGGTTTCAATAAATCAAAATGGTTCGATGACTTTAAGGCAGATTGCTGAAAGGTTACAGTTATCTTTTGCGAGAATTAAACAAATTGAAACCAAGGCACTAATTAAGATTAGAAAACACACTACGTCACTGAACTCTTTTTTTTAGGTGTTTATAAGACGTTTGTACTATTTATTTTGAGTTTATAATGATAAACAAGGAGATTTTTATAATGGCTCGTAAGACTTTGTTAACTGAATCCGAGATTCGTCAATTTATGAAATTGGCTAACTTGGGACCCCTTGGCGATGCCAAGATTGATGAGATGTACGGTAAGGCACCTGACCGTAATGAGGATGAATTAGAAGAAGGTGAGACGCCTGCTGACGAATCATTAGAAGAAGAGGTTGAAGACCTTGAGGAAATGGGGGCGCCCTATGATCGCGATGAAGACGAAGTTGAAGACGACGTTGGAATGGAAATGGATGCAGCCGCTGATGATATGGGCGATGCTGAAGTGGACATGGATGCAGCCGAAGACGACATGGACGTAGGAATGGACGACGACATGGGCGCGCTGGCCGACCCTGAAAAGGAAGAATTGATGGCCGATGTAGTTCGTGCTGTCGCACAGGCTCTTGGTATTGAAGACCAAGTATCTGTAGAAGCTGGAGAAGAAGGCATGGAAGGGGGTGATGAATTAGAAACTGATATGCCAGCCATGGATCCCATGGATGAACCAGTAGTCGATGAGCCAGAAATGGCCATGGGCAGTGAGGAAGACGAGGAAGAAATCGACGTTATGGCTGAAGAGACTGAAGAAGATTTGGTTGCTGAAGTTGCGCGCCGAGTTGCTGCTCGATTGCAAGCTCAAAACCGCAAAGAAAAGGTAGTAGATGCTCTTGCGGAAAGAATTATGAAAAGACTCACTAAATAATTTGACAAAGTAAAAAAGAGCTATTATAATATAACCACCAGCTATTTACTCTGGTGGTTATTTTTTTGGAGATCGCTTGGAAATTTTACTTTACCTACTTGTGTTTTTGTTTGGATATGTGACACACCGAACCTTTCACACGTATGTGGCAGCTAAGACTGGCTCCCTCATATTTCTTCACGGTAAACTTACAGTATTGATGATGTTGCTCCGCGCAATTGAAAAATATTCGTATGTAAAGTCATTCGGTGTTTTAAAACTACACGAAAAAGGTGCTTCTGAAAGTGAGATAGAAGCCTATAAAATTTTTATACAAAACGATATTGATTTTTTCAAATCACAATCCATTAAAGCAATCAACCGGCCTATTCCAGAGTATCTTAGTGTGCTGGAGCACTTTGATACTTGGGAGGAAGCTATGCTATTTTTAGCAAAATTTAAACAAGAAATACCAACGGAGTTGTACAATGATAAAAAGGATTAAAGAAATGATAGGCGGAGCAGAAGATGAAAAGAAGATTGTTATAGTTGATCCCAGCGCCCTTGCCGGCAATCAAGAGCCAGACATGCGGATCGTGGGCTTGTTTGCTGACGTCAATGACGAAAAGATTGCAGAAATCATCCACAGTATGTTATATTTCAACGAAATGAACTTGCAAATCGAACCCAAAGACAGAAAGGGTGTGGACTTTTATCTGTCAACATACGGTGGCAACGCCGATGACATGTTTGCGATGTATGATTTAATGCGAAACATTAGAGATACCACCGAGATAAAAACAATAGGTTTAGGCAAAGTCATGTCGGCAGG